AAAAATTTAAGAAGTTTATAACAGGTATTCCATCTACATATTGCGATTTCTGAGTTCGTTCGCATTTTCAGAATCCGACAGGTTATATCCCATTAAACTACGAATTTCATTTGGTGTGAATATCTCGTTTCTCGACAGCGAATCGGACAAGGTTCCGATTGTATTTGGAGAAAGAAAATGTATAGGATTATAAGCAAGCTTAAAGAGTTCCTGTTTGAATACATAGCGATTAATGTAATCTTGTATAGTTTGTCCTACCGGTAAAACCATCATTCGATAGTAATATGCCAGTTCGCTGTCGGTCGCCTTGCCATTCATTAAGTCATCTGACAGACCATAAATATTCTTTACAGAATCTTCTACAATTTTTACAAGTGAATTAATTTTTGGTTCTACAGGTTTTGCAATTTCTTTAATCTCTTCCTGAGGTTCGAGCCAAACCATCCCGTATGAGTTAGCATTCAAATCATCACGCATCTGTCTCATTCGTCCTTCTGTAAATGCTTTTTTCACATCCGATTTCGCAGAGTATGGGCTTTTTACAAAGAAACGCAAAGTAGCTTGGCTTTCGTAAATACCTTCTTCAAACTTAATAAGTTTGTTGAGCCGTGCGATTTGCCTATTTGCCGCTAAATAAAATCCTCCCAACGGATTCAGCATCAGCGGTATGCCACGAGCATCGGAGTTATACTCCAAAATTTCCAATTTGTCATTAATCATGGCGATTGAGATTTGCACATTGAAAATCAAGTTCATGACAATTCGCATGATGAATTCTCGGAACGTTTCGTTATCGTTCGTTTCCAAACCTAGAATACTTGGGTTTAAGTCTTCTGGCCATATGTCTTCGTATATATCAACTTTCAAGCTTCCTACATCTATTGCAATACGATTCCCTATCATCCGAAGTATTTCGCTTCTAGCCGATGAAAAAGTAGAAACGCATGCGCCGTTTACAGCTGGGACTACTTGAGCTTTTAAAAAATCTAATCGCGTCATTCTTCTATACTCCTTTTGTACATTTTATACACGACATAAGCATCGAGTAAAGCCGATACGCAGTCGATTTTGTCTTCGCGCCGATGTTTAATTAATTTTTTGTTGCCATTGGTATCTGTAGACACCACACAGTTGGACATGCAGAACCCAAATAGTTTCTGATAAAAATATAAGTTTCCACTTTCGGCTATAATTTTTATTTCACCCAATGGAACCGATTCTGTTTTGCNNTGGTAGACGCGTTCGACTCTCGTACCGTAAGTTTCTTTCCACAATTGAAGCATCACATCGGCATTATAAGCGTCATAGCCGACAACCTCAACATGCATCCCAATGCTTTCGATATAAGAACTAAGGTCGTTGAAGACTTCGACTATATCCAATACATACCCTGGAAGCACAACTAAAGAATCCTCGTCGATAAACTCCAAGTATTTTTGTTGTAAAGAATACGTTAGTTTGTCATATGTGTTTTGTGTAATATACGCTCGTGTAGTTATGATGAAACCATTATCATATGGGTACAAGAAAGTAAACGCGCAGAAGTCATCTCCTCTAGAAAGGTCCCATCCCATCGCGCAACTACTTCCTCGAAAAAAATCAGTAGTGAACACATTCTCTCGAGGCTTGGAGTTTTCGTATGAGAAAAAGTAACTGTATCCTTCCGAAGGAAGACCAAATCGTTTCGCATAAATATCGTTCTTTGTAATGGGAGCTTTAATAGTCCTTTCAACCTCATTGCGATACGTTTCATAGCTAACGGTAACTCCGATGTTAGGATTGGCTTTCATCCAACAACGAGGGTCATTTACTTCGTTTTCGTCATCAAGCTTGTAGTGCCAAATACTTACATGGTCATTAGTATACTCACCAGTAAGTATAGACTTCAATTCCATTTTGATTGAATCCCCAGACCCATTCCGAAACGTACCCTCAGAAGAGATTGCTACTATTAAATAGTCATCGAGCTTGGAGCCTCCTTGCTCTATAGCGCCAACGACATCGTCGTTAATGTCGCACGACAACCATTCATCGACTGTCGAAATTTTTGGTCTAGGACCTTGAAGCGTTTGAATGTTCATGGGCACACAGCTTAATTGTGAACCGGTCAAATAGTTACGTATACCAGCTTGCGTATGCCGTAGTTTGATTACGCCTTCGACATCGGCATCTCCGCATCTAGTGTCTCCCGTTGTTAAGAAAGCGAATAAAGGGCCTCGTCTCTGTGTGATAGCTAATCCGATTACATTCAGCGTTTCTCCTGCTTGACGTATAGACGGTGCTACGGAAATTTGCTGAGTACTTTCTGGGTCTACTGTAAGATGGTATGCATGTATGCAACTACAGTACATCGTTTTTGCAGAGCCACGTGCAACGATTAAGTATTGTTTGTTAATCAAACGTTTAAACACGGTTGATGTATGTTCGCCTTGAGCATCTATGTAAGTTTTTTCAGTGCGGTAATACCACCCGTATACTTGTTCGGCCCATACTTTGAAGACTGGTAGCAACACCATAGGCTTGCCATCTGATAGTACCATTTCGGTTTCGCAAAATTTAATAAAGCCTTCGACTTTCGACCTATTGTAATAATAGTTAGGATTCCTACTCAGTTGTTCTATCCGTTCGAGTTCTTCTTTTACTTCTATGGATACCATTATTTCTCCACGCTCTACTTGTGCTTTGTACAAAGCGAAATAATGAGGACGTACATCGTTGCGCATTTCCATTCTCTGGAGTCTCCTTTAAGCATAATATCACATAGAACCGGAGTCGGCATCTTCGAACGATTCCAAAGCTGCTGTTAACCAAGCTATTTCCTTAACTTTGCTAGAAACCGCATCCACATAAGTTTTATTAGATGGGTTGAACAGAATATCAACTTCCGTTATCAGCATTTGCTTATATGCTTCTTTATTACCAGTCTCTGGGTCTAGAATATCGTCTATTGTTGTGTCTCGTGTAATCGAACAAGATGTAGGACATCTTTTAAAAGAGCCACTCAATTTTATCATAGCCATCGACGCTAAATTCAATAAAGTATCATCGTAGCTCGAGTCTTCAACATCTGATAGCAAGGCTTCTCTTAATGCCAATAATATATTATCATTGTTCATGGTTCTAGTCTCCTTATAATATTTGTTTTGTGTGTTTTTAGAACATTATCTATAGCCGACAAATCAGCTTCTTCTCTTGGCTTAATGTCGTAATAGCGAGCCCTGTAATTGTGTATGGTATTGTGGGTTGCGAGGTCGACTGTAATTAAATTCGATTCATCTAACATTTTTTCAAGGTACTTACCGGTTCTATTGTAATAGTCGTAGTCGTTATAAGTTAATGGATGGATGTGATGCACGTTTACTCTATTTGTTGTTTTGCCTAAGATTCCCAAGTCGTAACCCTTATCACGTATTATCACATTACGTCTAACTCTAATCCATACGGGGTCGTTATAAAAATGAACGCCATTGGAAATAAAACGAGGAACATGCCCATGCTCGGCGAGTATTTGTTGCAGGTATTTGACGCGACCCTCGAAATCTAGCGACAGTAGTTCTTCATACATAGAAAAGCCTCCAGCAATATCATGAAAAAAAAGAAGAGCTGTTAAGCTCTTCTTTTAAAGTTTACTCAGAAAGAAGCCCGCTGATATATACTCCTACTTGTTTGCCGATGACGTACGATACGGTTACATGCACACAGAATACTATACATGCTTTAATGTACTTCATAGTTTTTGGTTCTCCTTTAATAGAAATTAATA